GGTGAAGTTCCGAACACTGCAACGCCAGTGCCTGTCTCGTTGGTCAGAGCCGCAAGCACCTGGGCAGAGGTGAACGAACCCAGTGAGGTAGCATTTCCAACGGATGTGACTGCGCCAGTCAGGTTTGCGTTTACTGTTGCGGTTCCAGTTGCGTTCCCCGTGCCGCCGTTTGCAACTGCAAGAATTCCGGCAACCGTCACAGCCCCAGAAGTAGCAGACGACGGTGTTAAACCTGTAGTGCCAAATGAAACTGTTGTAACTGGCGTTGTGGCCGCGCTACTTGCAAGCAACTTGACAGTGCCTGCGGAGTTTTTAAAGTACAACTTTTCGTCAACCGTGTTAAGCGCCAACTCGCCAGCAACAAGGTTGGCAGAAGACGGTGTTGCCGCAGCCGTAGTTGTGTAGTACAGCGAGATTGGGGTAAAGCCTGATTGAGCCATTAGAAAGCACCTCTAAAATTTAAAAAAATCATGCGCTTGAATCCGTCGTCAAAACGGGCTTGGATGTTTTCATATATTTGTTGACAAATTGCCTCATGAACGCTCAGACGCTTGTCGGTTTCGGTGGCCAACTCATGAATCTGTTCCATAAAAGTCTTTTAGAAAAATGGCAGGAAGCCACCAGCACCGCCGACAGTGCCAAAGTTCCAGCCAGTGTTGTTGCCGCCGTCTACGTTGCCTTGGGACGTTGGAGCAAACCAATATCCAGCAGGGGTTGCAGCAGAGTCTGTGATTGAAACGTAGCTGACCAGCACCTTGCCACCAGTGTTCTTGGCAAGGTTCCACCGAGTGCCGGGGGTCTCGCTTTGCAAGGTCACAAGGTTGCCAGCCGTGCCAGATACGGAAAAGTTATTCACAGTTTGGGTCGACCCCGCCTGAAAACCCAAAGTCAATGGCTGGGCAGTGTTGCTGATGCTGTTGAACGTGTTGCTGTCGTAGAAGCCACCGGGTTGGGTTGTTGAGAACACCACGTTGTAGTACGTCTTCCCGCCGCCGTAAAAATACTGCTCAGAAGCCCCCGTAAAAGGCTCTGCAAGGTAAATGGTTGAAGTGCCAGCGTTGAGGGTGTAAGAAAAACCAGAATCGGCAACCTGCCAAGAAGCAGAGGCTGTTGTTCCGCCAAAGCAGGTAAATGAGCTTGACCCGAGGTTAAGTGTTCGATCCCCATTAGCAGCAGAAGTGCCAAACTTCCCACAAGAAACTGCGTAATTGTTGGTAGTCAAAGTTCCCGCCAGCAGCAACATGGTTCTTGTTGACCCAAGAGTCAAATCATCTTGAAGTGACCATGACCCACCGACGCCATTAAAAGTCAACGGTCTGTCAATCGTCACCCCGTTTGTGGTGATGGTCTTTGTTCCAGAGGTGGCGGCGAAAGTGGTTGAGTTTGAAGACGCAGTGATTGTTTGCGTGGGCGACAAAGTGAGGTTGCCGTAAATAAACCCGCTACCAAACAACCCAGTCGTGCCGCTAAACCCTGTGAAGTTCAAATTCCTGACGCTGTTGGGGGCTGTAGCAGTCCATTGATCCGAACCCGCAGTGACGTTGAAGTCCACCACATTCGATTCAGTTGCGCCCGTTGTTCCGTTGTTGATCGTCCGAGTTCCAGTGCTACCGCTGTAGGTGAAATTCACCGTTGGTGTGCCTGTGTAGCTGAAGTTGGTCAGGTCTTCAAAAGCCCACACGGTTGCGCTGTTACCAGTGACGTTTATTTGTCCACCGTTAAATGCAATTGCGCGAACCTCAAGGTCGGTAAACGTGCCGTCGAAGTTGTCGCCAGTAAGCGTATTCCCATTAAGGTTGATCGTGCCGGCAACAATATTGACTTTTCCTGTGCAAGTGAAATTGTCAGCCAGAGTCACGGTAGCACCGGGTGCGCCAACGATGGTTGTTGTCATTGGGAAAATAACACCTGCCGTGGTAACGGTTGCATTAGAAAGCGGGTTAAACGCAGTCGACCCACCAGTAAAAGCAAAAGTTATGGCGCTCGAAAGCGTTACAGTCGACCCTGCGCAGCCAGCCGCAAGGGTGTTAAACGTGTTCCAGTTAATGGTTAATGCGTTGGTTAAAGAGCCTGCGCTGATTGACGGCAAAATCCATCCATAGTCCATCACAATGGTGGATGAAGCGCCAACGCCAGTATTATCCAAAACTGCCGTGTCCTGACCCAATGGGAAGTTGTTAATGTTTACTGCGCCACCGGAAGAAGTCGCCCACGCAACATCCGACCAATTTCCACCCGCTGGCTGATTCCAATAAATTGTTTTTGGCGTTGCAAAAGTGATGTTGGTGTTCGAGCCAAAATTACCGAGATTGGTTCCAGACCAAGGCGAAGAAGCGCCTGCGGCAATGATGGCGTTAAAGTCTGCATTTGCAAGCGATACGGATGCGACGGTAAGCGTAGTCCCACCGGCCGCGCCTACAAGCCTTGGGCGCGAGTTTGCCGCAGAACCAGAGCAGCTTAATGTGCCGCTGATTGTTTGATTAGCGCTAAAAGAAAGCGAACGACGACCAGCGCCAGCGGGAGAGTCCAGAGTGAGGTTGTTGAACGTATTTGCGCCAGATATGGCTACGTTGTAGTAACTCGCCGGGAACGTCAGGTTGTAGTACGTCAAGCCGCCGCCAGCAAACGAGGCGTTTATCGTGTTTGTAGACAGTGAAATGGTGGACGTGCCAGCATTCAACGTCATGTTGGTTGAGTCAGAAAGGTTCCAAGGAGTGCTGCCATTTGCTGCATTGGTCAACGTGACCGTGCTTGCGCCAAGGGTCAGTGTTCTAGTGTTGGTATTGTTTGACGAGAAAGTTCCAGCAGTCACTGAGTAGCCGTTGGTGTTTAATGCACCATTGGTAAGCGTGATTGCACGGGTAGCGCCAGAAGTCAGTGCGGCTTGGAGTTGCCAAGTGCCACCAACGCCGTTAAATGTGAATGGGTTATTAAACGTAACGCCAGCAGTGTTAATTGTCTTTGTGCCAGATGTGGCCGCAAAAGTATATGTGGTAGCTCCTGCGGAACGTGTCATGCCCGTAGAGGCTTTGAAATTACCATAAATTGAAATTGCAGTGTTACCCAAAGCGCCTGCGTATCCCGTTGGATTTGTGCCATCGGTAAAGTCTAGGTCACGATAACCGCCTGCGGTAAGCGATAAAGTACCTGTACCAGCAGTAATCCTGAATGAAATACTGTTGGCTTCGGTGACTGCTGTTGGGGTGATTGTTCTTGACGTTGCACTTGAGTTGGTGCAAATAATCTGCGGCGTTCCCGTAACCGTCATGGTCGTGACGCCAGTAAAAATTGTGCCCGTGCTGTTTAGCGAGATGGTGTTTGTGCCAAAGGCAAGCGTACCCGTAAAGCCTGTGCAAGTCAGGGTCTGAATCGTTGGGCTGATGTTGAGCGTGACTGTGCCAGAGCCAGAATTGGCATTTAGCGTTGCAGTGTCGGCAGAACCCGGTACGGACGCGCCAGAAGAGCCGCCAGAGGTCGCAGACCAGTTGGAGGTGTCGTTCCAGTTACCCGTACCGCCCGTTACCCAAAATCGTGCTGCCATGCTTACTTCTCAACAGGTGCATCAACCACTACAGGAGGGTTCTTGACGTAGGCGTCCCACTTGTCGTAACGGGCTTGCTTCATCGCCTCAATCTCGGCGTCAGTCAGCCCGTGGTCATCAGCCAAATGCAGAGCGTCACGAAAGCCGTTAATTTCAAAGTCAATCTTGATCATGTCAGTTCCTTAGAAGCCAAAGACCTTGGCAATCATCTGCCATTTAACAGCGGTGCTGTTGTAAATAAATCCAACGTAATCGGTTAAGCCACCACCACTTGATGCAGTCGGCAAGCCAATGTCCGTAGAGCCTTGGAACACAGCATTCCACGAGAAAGTCTGCACGTTGGTGCTGGTCAGTCTTAGGATAAACTTTTGCCCATTGATTGCCGTGCCCGTTGGGGCATTGATAGTCAATGTGCCTACTGCTTGGGTGTTGGCCTGAGTTGCAATGTCGGTGGTGTCAGTATTTACCGTGATGGATGTTGCATCTGCAATAACCACCACACGTGTTGTTGCGGTTCCACTCGTGTTTCCCGTGCCGCCGTTTGCAATTGCAAGAATCCCGGAAACTGTTACAGCCCCTGTAGTTGCTGTTGCCGGGGTCAGTCCTGTTGTGCCAAACGATATTGAGTTGACGACAATACCAGTGGGAATAGAATTCCAAGCGCCGTTGACGTACCCCTCAAAAGATGCAGTTGTTGAGTTGTAACGGAAATTACCGTTAGTGGCCGTACCTCGCTGACCTGTTGTTCCCGCTGGCACAACAACGCCCCCAGTGCCGGGGATCACAGGGTTGTCGGCCAAGGAAATGGTTGGGTTGCCGCTTACGCCAGTCCCGTTTGCCACGTCAATTTGGCTTGCAGTGCCTGTTATCGTCGAGGAGGTGATGCCGCCAGCAGTTGAAAGCGTTACCAGTCCGTTAAAACTTGCGTTGGCAAAATTTGCTACCTGACCGCTCAAGGCGATGGTTGGGTCTCCAGCAACGCCGGAACCGTTGGTAACTGTCAACCCGGCCCCGGAAGAGGCCACAGAACGGCCTGTAAGGGCCGTAGAGGACGTTTTGACTTGTATGCCGGTGCTGGAGTTGACCAAGGACAATAAAGCGTCTGTGGTCGTTATATTGAAGAGCCCTTGCGCCCCGCCGTCCGTCACCGTCAGGCCATTGGTTGCGCCAACGTAGCGGCTGTTGGCCAACTGAGGCGTCTGGGCAACGGTCAAGTAGGTGTATGGCTGCGACGGGGAGGCGGCGATCGCACTTGTGGTGGTCTGCACCGTCACGCCATTTTGGACGATCGGGACCGCTTCCGTACCCGTAATGGCACCGGCCGATGGGAGCTGGAGGATGGTTACTTGTGCGGACATTATGTGCTCGTGTTGTCTGGCGGGTTTGGTGCAATAGTGTCCCTGTTCCCGGTAGATGTTGGAGTCTGGGTATTACCCTCAGTCGAGATCTGATATACGCTGGTCTCGCCCCCAGTGATCAGATAGTTGTCGCCGGCACCAATTGGGAGGTCGGGGCGTGGAAACCTAATCGTTATTCTTTCGGTTTTGCGCGCCGGCAGGCGGTAGGGGTCAAGCTCATCTGCACAGCCTTCGTTGCATACCCTCAGACCCGGTAAGTTGGGGTCGTTGCGCATCACAGCATGCGGCCGCTTCATCTTGCAGCGATCGCATATTGCAATTGCAATGTCAGAGTATCCGAGGGTGTCAAGAAAGATGGCCACAGGTCACCTTGTGTACACGCTAATGTTAGGGGCAAAGTAGATCGGCGACTTGTCGCGCTCTTCCTCTTCGGCCATAGCAAGGTACTTTGCCGCCTGACCCTCTAGGTACTGAACGCGGGCCATGTCCACGCCGGGCAGCTCAAGGCTCATCCGGTGAGCCAGCATCATCACCACGGCCTCGTACCAGCGCTGTGGGACCTCTAGCTCGCCGTACAGGTCGCCCACGTCCATAATCTGGCGAGAGTACCAAACAACCATCTGGTAGAAGGCGTTCTGGGGCGTTGGCCAAAGCACGATCTCGCTCTGCGGAATGGTCCGATTAAACCAAAACTGGAACGGCTGGTTGGCTGTGAAGTTCTTATTGGGCAGGTTGGTGTAGTCATCGCGGTTCAAGCGAGACATGGTAATTTCAGTGCTGTTGTTGCCCAAATACCACTCGCGCAGGCTCAGGGTGGTCCCGCTGTAAGCCCGGATGCGGTAGTACGGCACAGTTTGTCCGTTGACGATGTCGGTCCAGATCCACTCGTTGTCAACCACGGTGATGGACCCAAGGTCGGCCAAAGTCGCCCAAGTCACGTTGTCCTGCGAGTATTCAAGAATGAATGATTTTGTGCCGCTAGAGGCCGGCAGGAAGCCAATTGAGCCAATAAAAATTGGGTTTGAGGGGCCGTAATTAACAGCAATGTTGCCGTTAGCCGAGGTCTGGGTGCAGACCGTGTCCACGTCACCGTCATAGACGTTTGCAACGGTTCCGCCGGCCGAACTGGTGTACGAGCCATCAGGGCGGTTCATGAAGCGGTACAGGGCGTTCAGAACGTCATTGCCGCCCAAAGGCAGCGAGTAGATTGCTTTGTCAGGCGTGAAGCCGTAGACCTTCTTGCTGATGGCCCAATACTGGATGCCAATGTTGATCAGGTTGGACAACAGGAAAAACAGCGACTCGCGGGAGCTTAAGACCTGCTCGGAAGTCAATTCTCCAGCCAGTTTGCCGCAGCGACGTGCGCCGTGATCAATCAGCGTTTGGACCGTTATGACGGTTGTACCTACAGATCCTGAGTACGCCATGTCAGCACTTCCATCTGTTTAAGGCTGCCGCTTTGCGAGTTGGCTTGCCTTTTTCATCTTTCATTGGCCCCGGCATCCCGCTCATTCTTGCGCAAAAAGAATCTTTGCGTGAGCCACCTTGGGGCTGTGGTGCCTTCAGGTTGCTGCCGGTTGCCGCATTGTATTTGGCTCTACCCTTGGCGGTCAAGCCAGCGCCCTTGCTGATCGGCAGCTTCTCGCCACGGCCGACTGCAAGAGACGGGCCGCCAGCCTTCAATTTTTTATCTGAAAACAACTTTTCAACCATGTTCAGCCGTTGAGGTTTGGTTGTCACATCGTTGATGATTTTGACCCGCTCAGGCTTGCTTTTAGACGGCTCGTAGAAACCAGCCTTTTTCAAAGACTTGGCTACTGATGAATTGTTTTTTTGCATGGTCAGAACCTGTATTTGGCCGTTTTTTGGGCAATCTTTTTTGGCTGCGCTACAAACTGCTTCCCGGCGGCTTTGCCTGCTCGTTTGGCTTTTGTTGTTGCAGCGTACTCAGAAGAGCTGAGACTTTTGATTGCAGCGCTTGGAAGGTATCTTTCACCCGTGTCAGAAGATTTTTTACCACTTTTGGTTCTCCAGTCTTGCTTGCCCCAATCACTCAGGGATTTCTGTGGCGCTTTCATTCAAAATCTTCAGCGGTTAAACCGGCCTCTTCAAGTGCCAATTCTTCAAGAATTTCGTCCGTGCCACAAGTGCATGGGCCATCTTCTTTAATGGCGCAATCGTCCATATGTCCTGCATATTCAATCACGATAACCTCCTCCAGCCGCCTTGTATTTCTTAGCGACAAGTTGTGCTTTACGAGCCGACCACTGACCTGCGCCTGTGCCTTGCGTGGCTTCAGACTTTACCTGCGACACAATTCGTTTTCTAAGCTCCGGCTTGGTGTAATTACCAGCGGCATTTACGCTACCACCATCCGCCATTTTTTTGTCAGCACGAGCAAACTCTTTGCCAACTTTTGTCGGGATGCCCACCTTCTTGGCAAACGCCGGATTGTGCGCAACCGCCTCCATCAACCTATGTTGAGCAGGTGACTTGCTTGGCATGATTAGTCAGGGTTTTTAATGTAAATGCCCTCAAACTCAGCAGAGACATTTGAAGCCCCCGCTGAAGCAACCGCCCTAATTTCAATGTCTGTTTTTTCAGTAAAAACAAGGGGTGCGTGCAGGTCAACAACAAAGTCACCGTTGCCAGCGGTACGCGCTGAACTTTGAATTCTAAACACACCACCCAATGGGCGTTGAATCAACTGAAAATTGGTTGATGCGTTTGCGGTTGAGTTTGCGGATGTGAAGAAAACTCCCATCAAATACAAGGTGTACCCTGCTGGCACTGTCCAAAACGCCATCTGTGTTTGGTTCGCGGTAAGGGTAATCATGCCGTAAACGGTTGCAGGTACACCAGAAGTAACAGTGCCTGTACCAGCATAGATAGTGCCTGCGGCAGTTGCTCCAGAACCAGCGGTGGTCACATACATACGAGAAATACGCAAGTAACTGTTGCCAGTGTTGACTGCTGTTTGCCCATCTAAAAGGACAGACTCGCTAATTTCGTTGTAATTTGCATCAAGACCAAAAATAGCAATTGTTCTTGCGCCAGTTCCAGCAGAAGTATCGTCTGCGCTTGAACTGGAAATTTTCATTACAGTGGCAGAAGCGGGGTACACATATGTACCGCCTTGCGCCCAAACTGTTTCAACAGATGTACCAACATCGCCGTTGATACCGAATTTAAATAAGGTTTTGTGACCATCAACTTGCCCACGGGCAACTTGCAATTCAAACGGCTCATATGCGCCTTGGCGCGTTGCGGAAGAGTAAGTTCCCATTATTTAATCTCCAATTAGAAGCGGGGGCCGCAGCCCCCACTCAAGTTCAGCAATTCACCGCACCACCCCGCTTTTTGGCGGGAGTGACGGTGACTGACTCTTTCGTCTTGGTCACGCTGTCAGCAGTCTTTTTGGGCATAAAAAAGTTTTTTGCTTTACTGGCAAGTTCTTTTACCATGCCCAACGGGTTCAGCGCATCCTCAACGTCACGGCTGTACTTTGGCGCTTTGTCATAAGCGCCTTTGGACATGTCTTCCAACTTTTCA